GCGACCATGAAGCTGATGGATCCGCGCCGGCCAGGTAAGCGGGTCCGCGTCGCGCCCGGCTTCGGCGACCCCTGGAAGAAGGAGGACGGCCCCAACGCCCAGGTCCTCGGCATGTGCATCGAGCTCTGGGACAAGCTGACGGCCAAGTTCAGCGACCTGGCCGGCACCGCCAACCTGACCGCGCTCCTGCAGCTGCGGCAGATGCCGTCGGCCGACACCATCCAGAAGTACTACGAGGCGTTGACCCCTGAGATCCGCAATGAGGCGCGCACGGTCGAGGCCTTCCTCCGCGACATGGCGGAGATGATGAATGTCAACTACTTCCAGTTCCTCTCCAAGGCGAAGCGGGTCCAGGTCCTGGGCCAGGCCGGCCAGTCGCTGGTCGACTTCGACTTCGACCCCAACACGCTGGTTCCGGCGCTCAAGGTCGGCGACCCGAAGTACACCCCGGAGCTCGACGCCAACAACACCACCCGCGCCCAGCGCGCGCTCTACGTCGCCAACCAGCTGCAGTTCATCGTCGCCCCGAACTCGGTCCTGGCCATCGACGCCACCGAGCGCAAGATGATGCGCGTCCAGCTCGCGCGCATGGGCTACTTCGACTTCTGGTCGCTGCACGAGACGCTGCAGACGCCTAACGTCGGCTCGCCGCCGGCGATCCCGCTGCCGCCCCAGGGCGACCTGCCGCCTGGTGTGCTCGAGGGGATGTTCGCCCAGATCCAGCAGATCCCCAACGGCATCCAGCTGCTCGCCAGCGGTGCTCTCCCGATGCCGCAGTACCGGGATCCCAACACGGGCCGCACCTTCACGCTCGACCCGACCGGGCAGCTGCTCGAGATCCGCATCCCGACGACCGTCACCGAGCGATTGACGGCGCAGCAGATGCTCGGGATCGGCCAGACCGAGAACCCCGCCGGCCGCAAGGCCACCGGGCAGGCACCGCCCAAGCAGGAGACCAAGAACGACCAGCCGGGCGGGCGCTCGACGATTACCGAATCGAAGAAGTAGCAGGCTCCCACTCAGCCCCCAGGTCTTGACAGTGAGGGGGGGATCCCCCACAGTCGAAACCCATGGGCCAGAGCCAGTCTAACGAAGACGACGCCCCCTGGTCGAAGCCCCAGGCTGGGGACATCCGTCTCCCGAACCCGCCCGGCCGCTCCCCAACGAACCCGGCGCCAGAAGTCACGACCCGTCGCATCATCGCCGCTAACAAGCCGGCGGCTGCACCGCCCAGCAAGGTCGCTCCCATGGCGCCCGGTGCCTCGGCGATCACCCAGGCCGCCCAGGGTCTCCAGATCCTCAAGGACAAAGGTCTCGTCGGGACCAGAAAGATGAGCCGCTGATGGCCTACGAAGGCTTCGCCAAGGTCAAGGCCGACGTCGCCAAGGAACCGGGCGTGCGCGACCCCGGCGCCGTCGCCGCCTCGATCGGCCGCAAGAAGTACGGCGCCGCCAAGTTCCAGAAGGCCGCCGCCTCCGGCACCAAGATGCGCGGCATGAGCAAGGCTCGCTGATGTGCGGCAGTCTGTCCGGCCCAATGGGACCCTCCAAGGCCGACAAGCAACGCGAGATGGACTACCGCGCCGAGGACGACCACCGCACGATGACGCGCGCGGCCGAGATCGCCGGTGACAACTCCCGGATGGCCGGCGTCGCCAAGCACCAGCAGAAGTCGATGAAGAACCTGAGCCGGGTCGGCCGGATGATCGGGAAGCGCTGATGCCCGCGACCTCGCAGGACCAGCAGCAGGCGATGGCCATCGCCGAACACCACCCGGAGCAGCTCTCGGCCAAGAACTCTGGCCTGCTCAAGATGTCCAAGTCGCAGCTGCACGACTTCGCCGCCACCCCCCGCAAGGGGCTGCCGGTGCGGAAGATGAGCAAGCGCTGATGGCCAAGAAAAAGAAGCTGACCAAGGTCGCCCCGATCCAGAAGGCTCTGATGTCTGGAGGCCGCTAGATGGCCGGTCCCTTCGGCGCCGCCCAAGCTGGCGGTGGCGCCGCTGCCAGCCCGCTCGATGGCCCGCCGCCCTCACCCACTCCGATGGGCGGCCCACCGCAAGGTGGCGCCTTCGGGATGAAGGGCCTGGCTGGGCCGTCCCAGGTGCCGTCCGGGCAGATGCCGCCCGAGGTCCTCACCGGCCTCACCGCGGCCGCCCAGACCATCAATCAGCAGCTCGACGCCTTTGCGCAGGTGACGCCGGACAAGGCGACGCAACTCGCCCTGATCAAGGAACTCCTGCAACAGTACCTCGCCGAGATCATGGTGGCCGGAGCCGGCCCCACCTCGCCGACGGCCTCGGGTCCCGCCTTCCCAGGTGGCGGGATGGACCGAGGGATAGCCGGACCTGGCGCTGTCTAGTGTGAGAGGTCCTGGACCCCCATCCCGGGGGAGGGGCTGGCACTCACCAAGGAGAGACCATGTCGAAGGCATCCGACTCAGGGAAGAGCTTCATGGCTGGAGTGCTCGCCAAGCTGCCCGAGAGCCAGCGCGCACAGGTCGAAGCGATCTTCAACGCGGCCGAGGCCGAAGGGGCGCTGGAAGTCATCGGGACAGGCGCGCTGGCACAGCCCGAGATCAATCGGAAACTGGACGAGATCGCCAAGCAGGACCGGGAGCTGAAGGACAAGATCGACGCGACCAACGAGCTCTACACCAAGAACGACACCTGGTTCAAAGCCAACAAGGCCGCGCTCGAGGAGTACCCGACGTTGAAGAGTGAGCTGGATCGACTGAAGGCGGGCGGGGACGGTGACGATCCACCCCGCATCGACAAGCTGACCATCGAGGAGACCGTCAAGCGCCTGCTCGGCGAGACCCTCGACTCGACCCTGTCCGGGCGTGAGCGCGACTACGTCGACGTCGTCGCCTTCATGCAGGACACCGGCTTCAGTCATCACGCGATGTTCGGCACGCCGCTCAACATGCGCGAGCTCACCAGTCACCCGAAGCTCGGACGGCCGGTCGCCGGCCAGCCGAACCGGGTCTTCAGTCTCCAGGATGCCTACGACGAGAAGTACGGCACCCAGGTCGCCGAGAAGCAGAAAGCCGCCCACGACAAAGTCATCGAGGACGAGGTCCAGAAGCGGCTCGCCGAGGAGCGCAAGAAGTTCGGGGGACACCCCTTCCCGCTGCGCGACTCGGTCCAGCCGTCGGTCCTCGACACCCTCGCCACCAAGGAAGGGTCCGCGGTCCATACGCTCGATAGCGCCGTCGAGGCCTACGAAGCGCTGCAAGCCGGACGCGGTCAATAGGAGTAGCGTCATGCGACAGACCCTGCGGCGGATCGGGTCCGCCTTCACCTGGCTCGGGCAGCACCCGCGCCTCACCAGCGTCATCCTGAGTCTGCTGGCGATCTGGATCCACCCCGCAGGCGTTCTGGCCGTGCCGGTGGTCCTCGCCATTCAGCTCGACGACGTCAACACCGTCACCACCAAGGAGATCATGCCTGGGGTGGTCGACGGCTACTTCCGCGGCGGCCCGTTTGTCGCCATGTGCAAGGCCCGGTTCACCCGGAAATGGGTCGGTCCCCAGATCCAGGAGAACTTCATGTTCAAGCCGATGAAGGGCGGCGCCTACAAGAAGGGCGCGACCTTCGACGTGAGCCGGCGGCAGACCCGCACCGGCATGCTCTTCACGCCGCGGTACTACGAAGTCAACGTCACCGAGTTCCTGGAAGACCTCGAGGTCGAGATGGCCGGCCCGCGCGCCGCCTTCTCGGTCATCCGGACCGATATGCAGCAGGCCGCCCTGACGATGTCGGCGATCCTCGAGATTGCCGCCTACCGCCATGGTCAGGCGCTCCCCGCTGACGATCGCTCGGCCGAATTGAACGGCATCGAGGAAGCCTTCAACGACGGCATCACCGCCTCCTGGGCGGGCAACGTCTTCCCGTCCTACGGCGGCCAGACCCGCGTCGACGTCACCCCCGCGCTCACGCCGCCGACCGGGCTCATCACCCCGCTCAACACGACCATGAGCTACCGTATCCTGCGGCACTCCTACTTCTCGACCGTGATCGGGAACGAGGCGCCGGGCGTCGGGCTCACGACCAACCGGCTGATGGGGTTCATCGCCGAGAACTTCCTCCCCCACCAGATCGTCGACACCACCCAGCCCGAGATCAACTGGCCGGGGCTGAAGTTCGACAAAGCGACGATCATGATGTCGCAGTACGCGCCCGGTCAGGACGGCGTCAACGACCCCGACCTGGGCAACTACCTCGCGACCGGCGAGACCTTCGCGTGGCTCAACTTCGGTCCGCAGGGCGACGACGCCTACATCCGGCTCTACATCGCCCAGAGCTCCAAGTTCGCCTTTGGCTTCACCGGCTTCAAGGGCGCGCGCGAAGACAACCAGGTCAGCGGCCAACTGCTGTTTGGCGGCAACCTCACCGTGAAGGCGCTGCGGCTCTCCCGCATCCTGAGCGGGTTCACGGCATAGGAGGCCACCATGCCAAATCGTTATGAGCAGCCGGCCTTCTTCCTGCAGTCCGGCGACCCCGAGACCGAGAACGTCCCGGCCCTCAGCTACCCCGGGCAGCTGGGAGTCCGGTTCACCGTCATCCAGCCGTCGCGCGGTGTCGTCGGCGTCGAAGCCGTCCGCTCCAAGCGCTACCAGCTGATTCGCACCGACTCCACCGCCACGGTCGCGCCCTTCTTCGGCGCGGTCGCCTGGTGGTCGGACAAGACCCAGTACGTCGTCACGACGACCAGCCCGTCGGTCGCGGTTGGCCGCAACCGGATCGCCGGCGTCTTCCAGAACAGCATCACCCCTGGCAACTTCGGGTGTGTGCAGATCGAAGGCCCGGCCTCGACCAAGCTGGTGGACGGCGTCAACCAGGGCAACGTCGTCGCGGGTGCCTACATCATCCCGTCCTCGACCAACGCCAAGGCCGACGTCGTGGCCACTGCCACCGCGCCGACCCAGACGCCGCTGGGCACCGTCGCCAGTCCGCTCAGCTTCAACGTGACGGACCTGACGGTGGTCGTCGATCTGAACGTACCGGAAACCACCTAGAGGAGGGACGATGCCACTGGTACGCAGCGTCGGCCCTTACTTCGACCACTCCGGCAACTTCACGCGCCGGGTGGAACGGTGGACGGGCCCGACCAGCTATCCGACGGGGGGCGAGGCCTGCGCCCCCGCCGACTTCGGCATGGGCAACCTAGTCAAAGGGATCGAGGGGATCGCCAGCGATGGCGCATCCCTGCGGTTC